TAACTTCGGTCATTGCGACCTAGGTTTATTGCTCAGTAGATGCGACCTGAGCACCCTGACTAGTTGGCCCATTTGGAGTGGAGTCCATTTGAGCCGATTGAATCTGTGTGATGGAATACACAGCGTAGCCAGTCAAGGCAAAGTTAACAGCAAGCAAGATCATAGCGAGTCTTGCGTAGGTAGTGTTAACAGTGGTTAGTTTTTCGCCAAGAGTTTTCTTCTTGGTCTTTGTTCGCTTGCCCTTAAAAGGAGCGTCACTCTTTTTGGTGTTACTCATAGATCAATATCTTAATTATATTTCGTAATTTGTCCAATCATTTT